ATATTTATGGGTGTTATCTATATTAACTCAGAATATTTATACATGTTTAAAACCATGATGCAAGTGTTAGTATGTATATTTTTAATGTATAGGTTTCATCCGTATCGCACACATATACTACAAAAATACGACGCGAAAATTATTTTTAGCAGTGCGATATTTTTATTAGTGAATATAAGTGCGGTAGCGGTAGCAAATCAGATAATAACTCCAATCGACGATACATTAACGATTATAGACGACCTTCCATTGGAAGAATTGGCGAATGTAGTGGAAGTAATGTAAATGATATGAAGAGAATATACTTTATATCATTAGAATGTATGATGGAAAAACCAGAGACACAGAATATTAATCAAATTTTTGAAGATGCGTTAAGTGACCCGTCATTATTATCAACATTGGATATAGATAATTTATTAGAATCTATTGAAAATACAAAAAATGACTATCTTGATAATAAAACTACAAGTGATATAACAAGTGAAATACAGAATAAAATAGATGAAATCAGTATATCAGAAGAGAATAAAGATGTGATATTAAAAAAATTAAACGGTTATAGATTCGTAGATGAAATACACGAATTACATAAAGGAAAGATGGTGAGGTGGATACGAAATGAAACTGTAAAATTAACAAATGGCGGTATCGTAACTGATATAAAATTTTTAGATAATGGTGTTCATGTATTATGCATGAATAATCAACGAAGATTTATACAATATAAATACGATGATTGTTATACATTTCAGAAGATGAGTATTGAAGAACAACTGATACTTATGGCTTACGAAGAATTATCGTAAATTTTTGCGAGTGACGTGTCCTATATTTAACTTATTTTTTTGAGTTCTCTTACGTTTAGTAGTTAGATAAAAAAATTCCTTCAAATGATACATTATTTTCTGTGCAACAGTAATGTCGCGTTTTAAATCTTGAATCATAGGATTACCATTAGTGATATGGTTACGCTTTATAAAATAATCAGCAATAAACCCGTGAAGATTTTGTGTGTTAGGTTGTTGCGTAAAATTATTATAAATATCTGAATTAACGAAGCGTTGTATAATTTCGTGTGTGGACAAGTGATGTGTATATGAATGGGGTTGAATATAATAGACGCGGTCCGATTTCATATCTTTATATTCGCAGTTATCTATAAAACATATCTCAGTTTTTATAGGAAGGAGAGTACACTTAATAAAATCTGAAAATGTTTTAGAAGTGCTGGTTCTATGTAGTTCAATCCGTTTATTACCTATTCTAAATGCGCGTATAATTTTATCAAAAATAGGAATATTAGTATTTAATTTATAATTAAAATAGGTTGAAATTAAATCCACCCAATTATGATTGCATTGATTATTTGTATATATAAATAGTTGCTTACATTGACCTGATTTTTTTTTCTGTATTAGAAATTCAAGAATGTGTATGATACCATATCTTAAAAATTCTGGATATAAATCTAACATATCATTGAAATTAATCGGGGTATACTTTTTTGTAAAATGTTGCAATGCCGACCATAATATCTCTAAATCTGTAAATGACCCAAGTGTTTCATCCAAATCAAATGCAATAACGCGCCCATTTGTTCTAGTTCGTTTTTTATTATAATATTTTCCTTTATATAATTGTATTTCGTTTATTGTTTCGTCGTCATATATCATATACACTACTTATTGATAAAAACAGATTCATATATATATATTTACACCTGACATTTTTACACCCCCGTAGAACCAAATCCCCCAGTTCCGCGTTCCGTAGTATCATTTATTTTATCAACTACCTGAACGTATATAGGACATAACGACGGATGACAAATTTGGAGAAGTCGTGTATGTTGAATAACATTGTAAGATGTATCATCGTTCGTCGGTAACCACCTAAATGCCCCAATCAGATTCCCCCTATATCCAGCATCTATAACACCAGTATGATTAGCAAGCATTAGTGGAGTTTTTGAAAGACTTGAGCGAGGGTATGTATAAAACCCACAACCGATTTCGGTCATAGTGATTGTGTCGTGATAAACCATCTTAGTTTTAATTTGCATATCAATAAATTTAGTTTCAAAATGCTTATCGAATTTTACATCTTCGGGAACATATAGGTCAACTCCAGAATCGGGATATGTAGATGTAAACATTTTTTCATTATGAGACTGGCTTAGGGTTGTATATTTTTTATGTAGGTCATCATTATCGGTGCTAATATACAAAATCGCATAATTTGGCACACTACTAGATGGGTGTAATGTCTTTCTATACTTTGCGATTTCTTCAATCTTGTAATACAACCCCATATCAAATGACGACATGATTATAATAATATACACGAATTATGTCTATATTATTTTCAAAAATATTTATTTCATTTGCTTGAATTGTTTCCAAGATACGGGCTTCCCTACGGACATAGGTTCATTGTCACCTTCGTGTTTCTTATCAATATTATCTAGTCTCTTGGTAGCACTATCAACATAAAGCTCTTTTAGTATTTTACCAACCATAACTGACCCTTCGTGCTGATCTACCTTAGAATCTTCAATAAGCTTCAATACAGTTAGGAGTTTAGTCATAATTGTTAGGTCAAGTTCATCATTTACCAGCTTATTAAATATATCAGTATAATTTGCGTATAAAAACTTACATTCATTTTGACATAGTGCAATAAAATCATCATTTTTATTAGTTTTCATATCATTATGAGTATTTTTAAGAGTATCTAGTTTTCGAACATCATCTCTCATTAATACACTATGTTTCAGACGACGTATGTTATCAGTATTATCATCACATTCTGATTCAGTAATCATTTTTTTCAAGTTAAGGCGTTCATCATTAGTTAAGACTGACATTATTAATAATATTGATGTTAATAACTTTTTATGTTAGTTTACAAGAAATAACTTTAGTGCACGAAAAAGTATATGTATTATGTATAAATGAATTGGGGATATATACTTTTTGCCGCAATAATATACGTAGTGATTATAGGATGTTTATGTAGTTCTATACGTGTAGTGCCTTATAGCCCAGACCTAGCATATACTAACGTAACCGAAAACTTTGAAGACAGAAATGCTACAAATAATTTTGCTACTTCTCTAGGGATGGAACCCGAGCCAGTGTTATGTAAAAAAGTCCACGGTTTCAAGGATTTACAATGTTGTCCTAACGCCAACTCTCAAAAAATAGACCCTTTTGGATTAACAAAAGGAAAGCCGGGGTGTGACGGAGTAGGATTATTTAATTCTTCTGGAGCATTATGTTTAAACGAGAACCAACTTAGATTATTAAAAACACGTGGAGGTAATATGGAATTACCAGAATCTCAAATTGGTCCATAAGCAATATTTTACACCATATCAGTGATATGTTGTAAAATTGAATACGAAATTACTTAAGCATTCTTAACAATTAATATAACAAAGTCAATATGACAATTACTCGTGATACTAAATTTAGATTAGCTTTTGATAGCTTTGTAAAAGATGTAGTAGGGGTTACTCAGTATAATTTGCAAAATATGACCCAAAATAAATCAGAAGCAAGACATATATATAATTTTAGTATTCCTCAACAAACAGTAGTTATTGGGTTTATTGACCGTAATGGAATTACTCATACGGGGGTTGATGTTGAGAATATGAGTATTCAATCCGACCAAGACGAAATAAAAAATGAATATATTCCCGAAACCGAAACTTTTGAAAAACAGTTTGCTGCTACGTTTAATCCATACAAAAACGAGAGTAAAATACCAGCAATGCGACCAAACCTACCTCCATACACTCATTGTCATAGTGGAGTTGATGTAGATGATTGTGTGGTGAATAATCAAACCGGCGATATAGAAGGAAAGATATTTGTGATATATCATAAAAAACATATTCCATATTACGTTGAAAAAGACGATAAGGTGTTTGAAAAAAAATATACTGTGCTACTTCGTCGGTTTAATTATGCTAATAACCAGTTAAATACAGCATTAAACGATATAGATGAACTACAAGACGATTTGCTATATAACGAACGTCAATTAAGACTATCCAAGAAAATTTTATATCGTGAAACTAATAATAATAAATTAAGTGAAACTAATCTAATTAATAAACTACGAGATGCTTATCACAAGATAGATACAAAGGAAGATTGTCCGGTATGTTATGAAACTATTGAAAATGATAATTTAATAATCCCGAGATGTGCTCATTATATATGTAATGCGTGCCATCCTCGCTGTAATGCTTGTCCGGTATGTCGTGTTAGTTATAATGCGTTAGATGTATAAAATCAGAAAACCAATAAAAAATGTATAAATTGTATTTTTTATTGGGTGTCTCTCCAGGTCAAATCTTCTTCAGATAAAGGAGTGGCATTCATACACATATACATTAGCCTACATATAACAAACCCCACAATAACAGCCGTAACAGTAGCGGTTAATATGCATATAAGTAATACAGGGTCTCCCATAATAGTAATATACTATTATCGAACATAGTCTTTATGTTTTATCGTTTGTTACATATTCAGTCCACAGTGATTACAATATTTAATTTTCTGTGTTTGTTCTTCGCTGATATCAATATAATCTTCTATTATATTTTCATGTTCGCAATTCCTTTTTAAATAATGATTAATTGAAGATATAATTGCGTTATATTCGGGTATTCTCTTGTTAGATGCCAGACGTTCGATATGAATCTTAGCCTCAGCCATATGTAATATATCTTCAGACGGTTCCATTATAATTAATATAGGATAAGTGTAGTTTTTATGTTATTGTATTATTACATAAATGGCATAAAGTTTTGGTATTATACTATTATAATCAAATGGCATCATCAATTAATGGAATGAGGCCTAAATCTGATAATTGGTCGGTAGAACAACTAGTTAACCTAATAAACCAAAAACGCATTCGAAATCCAAAATGTCAAAGAAGGAAGAAATGGGGTAAACATCCGATAACTAACTCCAAGAAATCAAATTATCACGATTATATCAAATTTCTGTATGATACTTGTTATTCAGTGGAAGCTATCACTATTGCAAAATATATTGAAGATAAAGAAGAGATTTATGTAAATATAGATGGAAATAACCGCATAAATGCTATAGTGTATTTTTATAACCATCCATTAGATATCTTTCGTAATAACTTTCACGAGCTCCGTTATTCGGGGGCCAAACACACAGCATTTATTCGGATGTTATCAGATATAAATTATCCAACTTTTATGGGAATACGAAGAATGACCCGTTATATAAATCGTTTAAAAAACGAAGAACTAAGTTCCTATTGGAAAAGTTTGGATGATGACATGATTGAATACATTGAAGATGAGGTGGAGATCGTGCAATCTGTATTAAAGATTTCAGGGGGTGAATTTTTCCACACTAATGTGTTTATGAATTTGGTGATATTTAATAATCCGACAACCGACCAATTATCTCAAATTTTTTCAAATATTAATATGAATAGTAATCCATTATCATCAAACGACATATTAGCAGCAACCTTGTTATGTGCGAATGAATTTAATCTTGACTTTGACCCTTTTCTAAAAACAAATCTATACGGGCAATTGAATAAATATTACAATGAACGACAAGAAGATGAAATATTAGAATGCTATCACCCCGATAATAGTATTGAAAAAATGAACGGAACAGAATTCTTAATATCATTCCAAAATTACTGCTGTGAGAAATACCAACTAATACCGAATTTTGAGTCCGATACAACTGAAGGAACAGGTGTCTTTCATAAATTATTTGATTTAACCAATGTATTTTACGGATTACACCCGAGTAATTTTACAACCGAAAACATACAGTATTTCAGCGAATCAATTATAAAATCATTGGAAGTATTAAGTTCAATTGTGAATAAAGTGTGCCCTCCGACAATTGATTTATATCATTTCAAACAAGATTCTCAATTAACCTTGAAAAAGACACCTTTAATCGTTCTAATTGTAACCACAATTAAGTTACTAGACTTGGTGAATGATAATAAGATTTCTGAAAAGGAGATGCATACAATATTGAAAAGGTCAATATGCTACCATTATTTATTGGACTATCTACCCAAAGACAAACGCGATAAATATACGGTAAATGATGATATTAGGTGTCAAGTCGGGGGCAAAGCAATTCAGACCAAAGTGAATACCATCATAAAAAAACCCGAACAAGTCGGTCATACTATAACTGAATCGCTAATGACCGGATTATTTAAAGATATAGTAGAGTATTATAACCAACCATATAAATGCGAAGACCGTCCAAAGCGTCGTCGTGGATTATCATTCCCTTACAGATTGCTTTT